AAAAGATGAGTCAGAAAAAACAAGCAAGAAAAAGTCAAGTAAGAAAGCAGACTCAACAAAAGAGTAATACTTTTGAGTTTGGTGTTTTTGATTTAGCAGTACCACAAAGTGTAGAAGAACCACAAGATATATCAAGGGTACTTACTAAGTATATCCCTTTTGGTAACAACAATTTATTTCCACAATATTTAGCAGAGCTAAAACGTAAGTCATCTACACATAGAAGTGTACTTGCACAAAAGACTGTATTTACAAGTGGTGCTAAGTTTGTTACAAGCAATCAAGAAATACAAGCATACATAAAAGATGTAAATGCTAACAAAGAAACTTTAAGACAAGTTTATAAGAAACTAGCTGATGACTATTACACTTTTGGAAATGCTTATGTAGAAGGTGTTTTATATGATGGTGGGGTAAACCTATACCATATAGATGCAACTACTGTTAGAATGGCTAAAAACAAGAAAGAAGTATATGTACACCCAGATTGGGCAAAGTACAATACTATGAAAGACAAAACACAGACTATACCTTTATATCCAAATGTAAAAGGTAAAAGATTTGTGATGCATTTTAAAGATTACGAACCAACATTTACTTACTATGGCTTACCTGACTATGTTGCTGCATTGGATCATATCGCAGTTGATTACGAAATCGGCAAGTGGAATCATACAAAATTCCAAAATGGTTTTCAGCCATCTGCAATCGTTGAAATCTCTGGTGACATGGGTGAAGAAGAAGCGAAAAAACTGGTTAAAGAAGCACAGAAAAAGTTTGTTGGAGAAGGAAACAATGGAAAAATAATGTTTATTGTAAAGAATGGAGATACTTCACCTGCGAATGTTTCTATTATAAAAGATGACCAAGATGGTAGTTGGTTAGATTTACAAAAGATTACTGACCAAAATATTATTACTGCACATAGATGGCAACCTGCACTTGCAGGTATTGTTAGTTCTGGTAAGATGAACAACACAGGTAGTGAGATTAGAATTGCTTATGATATGGCAATGACAACTGTAATTAAAGATACTTCTGATTTAATTTTAGATGGTATAAAAGATATACTAAACAAAGAGATGGGTTTTATCTCAGAAGAATTATTAATACAATACGAGCCACCAGTATCATTTGCTACTCAGCTTGATCCTACTAAGATACTTACTATCAATGAGCAGAGAAAGATGTTAGATGAAGATTTCCCAATGCTAGAAGAGGGTAATATGTTCTTGACAGATAGAGAGCAAATTATTGTTACAAGAGATGATGACCAAGATGGTATTGGAGATAGTGAAAGCGAATTACAAGTAACCGAAGTAGAATCAGAAAACCAAGAACAATAATATGGCAAACGTAAATCAATACATACCTTTAGTAACTGCAGGAGAAGTTATCAGTAATAGTTTTACAAATGCTAATACTGATACTGCTTTAATATCTAATAATACTATACTACTTACAGAACTAGCACATTTAAAACCTGCTTTAGGTAAAAAGTTTTACGAAGAGTTAAAAACTCAGCATAATAATGGCACTTTAACCGTTGCTAATCAAACTTTAATGGATGACTTTCTTACAAGATGTCTTTGTTGGTTTGTAAGATTTGAGGTTATTAATGAGGTACAAAGCAATAGTAGTAGCATGGGTATTGTACACAATGTAGATGAGTTTGCTACTATAGTAGACCCTTCAGAGCTTAATGCATATAAGCAAGATACATATAGAAAGTCTGAGATTTATTTACAAGATATGCTAGACTATATGGAAGATTCTGACCAAAATGGTTTATATCCTACTTATGAATCTGATAGACCTGCTAGAGGTTATGCTTACAAGAATCATGGAATAATAATGTATGACAGTATTTACTCACGACCAAGAACGTACAATTACAATAGTTGGAAAGATTTCTGTCCATGCGATGATTGTTAAAAAAAATAAATATGGCTGCTAACGAACACAAAAATTTAACAGATGTAAACAGACACAACCCAAAAGGTTTTGAGTCTGCTTTTAACGACACTTTATGTAGCAAGTCTACAGGTACAGGTGCAGGTAATACAGATGGTAGTTTAATATGGACAAAGAAAAATCTAATAAAAACTGATACATTTGACATACAGGGTTATGCTACATTAGGAAATTCTAATTATCACTATGGTGCAAATATGACTGATGGTCAATCACCAAACGAATATAACCAAGACTATGGTGCAGGAACTGTTGGACAAACAGGTTTAGACATAGGTGATTTTTTTAAAGTAAAATCATTTGTAATGCATAGTGCTTGTAATGTAAACACATTATATATGTGGGCAAATGCTACTACAGGAGCAACAATCACAGTAGCTTTATGTAAGATGACATTTGTAGCAGGAAATACTGGTGCTATTGATCCAGTATTATTAAATGAATTAACAATAACAGGACAGTCAAGTAACGATAATTTACAAGTAACTAGAAACTTAACTCCAGAAACAAGTTTAGCAGCAGGTGATGTATTATTTGCAATGGTAAAAGCATCAACAGCAGCAACAACCTTTTTTAAGTTAGGCATACAAGTTGGCTATGACAATTAATAAACAAAATAAAATGAAAGATACAATTGAAGATACGATACAGGTGGGAATGGCAAATGCAGGAGCAATAGGAATATCGTTAGCATCATTTAATGAAATACTAACAACAGTTTCTTTATTAATGGCAATAGGATTCTCAATTTATAAATTTACAAAAACAAGAAAATAATATGGCAAGTACAGTAACAGCAGCAAACTTAACAGTAACTATAGTAGAATCATACACTTTGAATGGTGTGGCATATGGTAATACTGTAGAGAAAACATTTACATCTAAAGGACAAGTAGATCAAAGAATAATGAATGTGGCTACTTCTGAAAAGACTTTATTTAATTGGGATGCAGCAGATGATGCAGGTACAGGGGTTGCTGCAAATTATGCTTACTTTAGAGTTACTAACTTAGATGATACTAACTTTATTACACTAAGAGTTTATAATGGTGCAGATAGTTTTTGGTATAAACTTGCAGCAGGTGAGAGCATGATGTTAATGAATAACGAAATGGATGCTATTACAGGCACAACTTTTGGAGCTTTAGCTGATATTACTTTAGTTGCAGCAAAATCAGATACAGCAGCTTGTGATGTAGAATTTATTGCAGTAACAGCTTAGTATGGCTAAAATAGTTTTTACTTTTAGAAAGACTAAGACTAAGAAACGTAAAGGAGTACATTCTAAAAATTCTAGTAAAAGTCAGAATGGTTATAAGAAACCAAAAAGAGGACAAGGTAAATAATGACATTTAGCTACTTTAAAAAAAGTGAGTTTACTTGTAAGTGTGGTTGTAAGACTAACATGATGAACTTAGATTTTATAGAAGATTTAGATAGAGCTAGGTCTTTTAGTAATATTAAATATAAAATAACATCAGGGTACAGGTGTCCAAATCACCCCCTGTCAATAAAAAATCCTTCCAGTTCACATATAAAAGGAATTGCTTGTGATATAGAATGTAAAGATAGTTATCAAAGAGCATTGATTGTAAGTGGACTAGCAGAAGCAGGATTTGTAAGAATTGGTTTGAGTAAAGAAGGTGGATTCATTCATGTAGATTCAGATCAAGATAAGGTTCAGCCAGTTATCTGGTTGTATTAATTAATAATTAAAATAAATAAATTATGGAAATGTTAAAAAAAATGTTTGACTCAAAAAAGTTTTGGTATGCAGTATCTGCAGTATTATGTCCGTTTGCAGCAGCAAAGCTAGGTCTATCAGAAGCAGAAGTAGAGAAAGTTTACTATGCGATACTTACTTTAATTCTAGGTCAGGGAATTGCTGACATTAAGAAATAATGAGTAAAATAGTAGATATGATTACTGGTAGCTTGGTTAAACAAGCTATAAGTCCAATTACTGAAATTGTTAAGTCAGTTTTAGAATTGTTTAAAGACACTAAGGGTAAGTATTCTTCTAAGAGAACAATAAGTGGGGTGTTAGTTATAGCTGCTAGTGCAGATATATCGTTAAATGGCATCACATATATGAATTTGGGTTTAAGTTTTTTAGCTGTCTTACCATTACTGTTTTCAGTATTTGAAAAAAATTGTGAAAAGTGTAATTGTAATCTAAAAAAATAGTTACATTTGTGCTTCTATCAACCTTTCTGGTTGGATAATTGTTTTTAGTTTCAAGAGTGGGGTGTTAATAACATCCCATTTTTGTTTTAGAAGCACCTAATAATTTGCTTACATTTAGCAAAACTAAAAATCAAAAACATGACAAAATTAAAAGGTAAAAGATTAAGACTTTCTGCTGAAGAAGTAGAATTAATAAATGAATCTAGGGGTACAGACTTAGAAAATATAAATGGCAATACAGCTTTAGAGCTACATTTAAAAGAACGAGGTATAAACAGAGATGATGTTGTTAGTGTTAAGCATTGGCAAAACATGGGTGGAGAACTTAGATTCTCTATAGTTACAAAACAAGAGTATGGTTTAGATGAAGAGCAAATATTAGATAAAATAAAAAGTCTAATAGAGGATTACTCACCAACATACAAAAAAATAGATAGAGATTTTGAAAACGATCACTTACTTGTTATTAATCCTGCCGACATACATATTGGCAAATATGCTAAAGAATTAGAAACAGGTAATGGATATGACTGTGAAACTGCTGTAGAGAGGGTTTTAGAGGGCATACAAGGACTTTTAGAGAAGTCTGCAGGTTTTGGTATAGAAAAGGTATTATTTTGCATAGGAAACGATATTTTACATATTGATAATGTGTACAACCAAACTACTGCAGGTACAAGACAAGATGTAGATGGTAAATGGTGGGAGCATTTTGAGGTTGCTCTTATGTTATATGTAAAATGTATAGAGATGCTAAGACATATTGCACCAGTAGATGTATTACACAGTATGAGTAATCACGATTATCAATCAGGTTTTCACTTAGCCCATGCTTTAAAGAGTTGGTTTAGAAAAGATGATGATGTAGATTTTGATATTAGTGTAGCTCATAGAAAATACTACCAGTATGGTAGTAATCTAATTGGTTTAGAGCATGGTGATGGTGCTAAGATGGTTAATCTACCTCTGCTTATGGCACAAGAAAGACCTAAGATGTGGGCAGAAACTAAGTATAGGTATTTTTACTTACATCATTTGCATCACAAAGTAAAACACAAGTGGTTAGATGCTAAAGATTACGTTGGTGTTACTGTAGAATATCTAAGAAGTCCATCAGGCACAGACAGTTGGCATAGTCGTAAAGGTTTTACTGGTGTTCCTAAAGCTGTAGAGGGCTTTTTACATGAGAAGAATAGTGGTCAAGTAGCAAGAATCACACATTATTTTTAAAATATTGTTAAAAAAGTTTGGTAGTCTAATTCAATTTTATAATTTTGCTTATTATTAACTAAAAATAAATATAATGAGTAGAAATAAAACAAACAATACAGAAAATAAAGAACCACAAATTAAAGAAACTAGAAAGGAAGCACTAACAAGACTATTTTTAGAGAATGGTTTAGTAAAAGAAGATGTGCATAAAGACCCAAGAGGTTTCGTTATTATAACAAGATCAGGCATAGATAAAATTGTAAGCAAACAAGGTATTACTGTTGCATACGAACCTTTATTGTTAGAATTAAAGAAAGACAATATTAATGTTGTTATTAGAGCTGCTGCATCAATGCAAAGCAAAAATAATAAACCAATTAACATGATGTCTTTTGGTGAAGCATCTGATAATAATTTAATGGGTGGTGCAAAAAAGTTTCCTGTTGCTATGGCAGAAAAGAGAGCTATGAGTCGTGTTGTCCTTAAGATAGCAGGGTTCTATGAGCAAGGTGCTTTTGGTCAAGATGAGATGGTAGATTAGTCAGTAATGGAAAGTGAACACACAGGGATTCCTGCAGTAGACAGAGTTATAGCAACAATCTTAGAAGAAAAGAAAGAAGAAGAAGTTGAATATACTTGTTGTGGAGATGAAGTCGTTGGTTGGGTAGAGGACTATAGAATATGTCCAACCTGTAAAGAACACATATAAAGTGAACGATGATTGGTTAGATGAGGTTCTTGATGGTAAGCCATCTGAGATAACATTATTTCAAATGGCTACCATTGAAACCAGATTACATAGGTCTGCAATACCTTTAGAAGAACAGTCGTATATTATAAATAATTTAGCAAACTTTACAGAACAAGAAGCTGATGAGATTATTTTAGATATATTACAAAACCAAGTACCATCAGACCCTAAAGACCAATACAAATTAATGGCTAGAAACGGAATGTTTGATGACAAAGAAATATAAATTTTCACATATTAGGGAAGCTCATAATGAATTTGAAGCATTTTTAAGAATTAAAGGAATGTCTACAAGACAGTTTTCTTTTTTACTTGATGTAAGTGAGGTAACTGCCAGAAAATATATACTTGACACAACAATGCTCAGATACTATCACATGAGTATAATTGCATTACATTTTAATATGACTGTAAAAGATGTAATAGATATAATTGAATACGATTTAAAATAATAAATATGAAAGAAGAAAACAAAACAAAATTAAAATTTAGTCATTACTTTCATGAAGTAATAATTAAAGAATTAGTAAAGAAATTTAATGTTGCCGAAGATGAAATATTTTTAGGATCAAGAAGGAAAAACTTTATACAAGCTAAACGTATGTATATTTTTGTTCTTAAAACAATATTTGATTTAACACTACATGAGATTGGAGATATAACAAATCTGCATCATGCATCTGTACTGTATCACTACAGACAAGTAGAATTTTACCAAAAAATCTATGTTCTTGACTCAGAACTGTATAAGAAAATTTTAAGTAGAATAGAAAGTGTAACCTTAGATGAAAAGATTGATGCTCTGGAAAAACAAAACAGAGTAAACAATTTAGAATTAACCAAATTATATAACCTAAAAAAACGTAGAAATGACAAAAGAGAAAAATTATTTGCCTAGTAGTATTAAAGAAATTAAAACTAAATATGGCTCTATGCTTGTAGCTAACTTTAAAATGGATGAGCTAAAAGCAATAGAAAAAAAAGGATGGAGTTCAATTGTAATATGCCAGAGAAAAGAAGCATCTGAGAAGGGTGCTACTCACTATGCATATGAGAATACATACGAGCCACCTAAACAAGAAACAGTAGACAATACTGATACTAAAGATGACTTACCATTTTAGATAATATAGAGAGGGAAGGTTGGCAATTTTGCCTTAAATGATATTAAATGTTTTTTGCCTTCTCTCTCTTTTTTTAAACTATGAAACAGAAACCAACTTACTATGCTATTATATCTGCAGAGGTTAGATATGATAAAAATTTATCAGCTAATGCGAAACTGCTGTATGGCGAGATAACTTGCCTTACTAATGAGAATGGCTTTTGCTTTGCAACTAATAAGTATTTTGCTGATCTATATGACAAGAGTAAAGTAACTATTTCTAAGTGGATAAGCGAATTAGTGTCAAGTGGTTATCTATCAACCAGTTACACATATAAGGAGGGTAGTAAAGAAATTGATAAGAGGTATATAAGTATTCTTAAAGGGGGTATTAAAGAAAACTTAAAGGGGGGTATTAAAGAAAACTTTAAGGATAATAATACAAGTATTAATAATACAAGTATAATAAAAGAAAAAATAATAAAAAGAAAAAATTTTATTGTACCTAAAGTTATTGAGATAAAAGATTATTGTCGTTTAAGGGATAATGGAATTAATGCAGAACAGTTCTATGATTTTTACCAGAGCAAAGGTTGGATGGTAGGTAAGACAAAGATGAAAGATTGGAAGGCTTGTATGAGGACTTGGGAGAAAAGACAAAATAAAACTAATAATAACACTACATCACACAGACATAAAAAAGGAGGAGATTATGGTGATGGTAAATTTTAAACTATGAGAACAATAGAAGATACATTTAAAAATGCAGACTTCCTGCAGCCAAAGGTTTACAACAGATATAAACTTGGAGTAAGAGAAGAAATAAAAGAAATGTTCATTAAGTCTTTTGAGTATTACGATAGAACAGTTGATAAGTATGAGCATTTACCTGCTTATGATGAGATTATTGACTGGATGGTAGATACAAAAGGTAGAGGTTTGATGTTGATGGGAGAGTGTGGATTAGGTAAATCAACTATCTTAAACTTTGTTATTCCTGCTATATTCAGGACTAGAACAAATAAGATATTAAGAAGCGTTCCTGCAAAAGAATTAGGTGCAGTTGATAGAAACAAAGCACCATTCATTATCATTGATGACTTAGGAACTGAGAGTATTAAAAATGATTATGGCACTAAGATAGATGCAGTTGCTGATGCAATTTCTTATGCTGAGGATAGTTCTAAAACATTACTAATAACTACAAATTTAACACCTCAAGCACTTAAAGAAAGATATGATGAAAGGACTTTAGATAGGCTGAGGAAGTGTAAAGTGGTGATTATCAAGGGAAAAAGTTTTAGGAATTAGTTTGTATAAAATTGAAATATTTTTATATCTTTGGCAAATGAAAACAATATTGATAATATGGGGAGTAGTAATAATCGCTTGTATTTTAGAGGGTTATTTCTGTTCTGAATTTATAGATGATGAGTGTGGTGGGTAAAATAATAATTTTAATAATGGTTAAAGTTCCTTGTTTTTTACTGACCCACCAAACTTATTGTCCTAATTAAAATAAAACAATAGATATGAGTAATCCAAAAAGAACAAGAAAAGAAATTAGAGAAGCGATAAAAAAAATAAAAATAAAAAGAGAATTAAAACAATAAGATATGAAAGAGTATTATTCAATAATAAAAATAGATGAATCATTAGATGAACAAATAGAAATACCAAAAAAGGTATTAGAAAGCGAGGTATATAAAGTTGCTATTGATATTTTACACGAGGGGGAATATTGGCTACATACTCACAGGAAGAAAACATTAGATGACAGTATGGAACTGATAAAACATTACGCCAACCAAAGAGTAATAGAGGAGTTGGAAGATTTAAAACTTTGTCATGGTGTATGTATTGATTTGGAAATTGAAATTGATGAAATTATTAAAGAACTAAAACAATAGATAATAACAGAGTAAAGACCTTCTCACTAATATAGGCATTATAAAGATGGAATTAACATTAAGACAACAAACAAAAAAATGGGATGTATGCTTTTGGTTAGGATATACAAAAGACATTAACTTTACTATTGATTGGGATAGTGGATTTACTTTTAAAGTATCATTCATATTCTTTCAATTCTTTGTAGATTATGGAGATGTAGTAGAAGATAAATTACCAAAAACTTCAATAGATGAAGAATTACTTTACTTTGCAAATATGTTATATGCTACAAGTAAAGACGACACTAAAAGAGTAAACTCCATTGTAGATGGTATACATAAATTAAAACAATAGATATGAGTAATCCAAAAAGAACAAGAAAAGAAATTAGAGAAGCGATAAAAAAAATAAAAATAAAAAGAAAATTAAACAGCAAGAACCCTAAGTATAAAAAGGGTGAAGAAGAAAAATTAGTTGTACTTAAAAAAGTTCCATTTACAGGCAAGGCAAAAGGTTATGGAGTTTGGTATAAAAATGAAAAATAACATGGAGGAAAGAACTTACAAAACAATTAAGTGGGTGTTAAAGAGGCATATTAAAGGTGGAGTTAAGAGTTTATGGACTTGGAAGAATGACAACTTCACAATGATATACGAAAATTATAGTGGTCAGGATAGAATATATACCTCACATCAACTTTTAAAACTTTTGGATAATGAATAGCGTAACTATTGGTGCAAGTATGATTGTTGGTGTTGTGATTGTATATATATTTGCTTTATGCTATGTTGAGGGTAAGATAGCAAAACAAGAGAATGAGAAGTTAGAAAAAAATATAGATAAATTAGATGACAAAGCATAATAAATATTATTACGAGAAAGGTAGGAATGGGTGGACTCCAACTACTACTTGGCAAGATGAAGTGATAGAAGATAAAGATAATAAATGGAGTGGTGGTGAAGTTAATCCTAAGATGCTATTAACAAAAGAAGAATTAAATATGAAAAGGGATAAATATGAAGAAGTTGATTATAGTAAAGATAAAATACCTTCTTATTATGTTGGAAGAATTTATGGATATGAGGCGAGAAAAGTTGTAGAAGATTTTGATTTATCTTATAATATTGGTACTGCCACTACATATCTCCTGAGAGCAAAGCGTAAGCACGAAACAAGTGTTGATTGCATACAGAAGGCTATTAACCACCTAGAGTTTGAGTTAGATAAAATTAAAAATGAAAAATAATATGGAAGAGAATGTTATTGAAAGGTTAAAATTAACAGATGCTGAGGTAATTAGTATTGTTAGTGAATGGTATCTAAATGGAATGTATCCAGATATATTGCAAGATGAGGATGGTAACGAGTTGTGTGAAATCACTCATAATCTTTTTGAGTTAGATAAAATTAAAAATGCAAAAGCCAATCTTTAGAGTATTTGTAAAATACAATATTAGAAACAAAGGTACAGCCAGTAGAGGTAAGAATGGTATTATAGATACATTTGCATTAACAGACAATATAAAAACGATAGAGAAAGATGAAGAGATACATAATCGCATCTGCTATCTAAACAAAAAGAAATTAGAAAAAGTAGTAATAACAATAACAGATGTTGAGGTAGAAGATCAGTATGGGTTTACAACAGATAGATTTTAATTATGCCTAAAATAAGAAAAATAAGAACATCAGATAGAAAGGATAACAGAGGTGGTGGTTATTCTAAAAGAAAGTTTACCTTTCAAGAAGCAGAGGGGATAAGGGGGGAGTACCATAGGGGGGGTATATCAGTTTCAGCACTTGCTCGTAAATACGAAGTATCACAACCTCTCATGTACCAACTAATCAAAGGTACAACCTACAATGAATAAAGAAGCAACAGTACAGTCTGCATTTTGTACATATATACAACTTCAATACCCTACTCTTAGATACTGTGCCAGTTTAGGTGGTATAAGAACATCCATGAAACAGGCTATACTCGCTAAAAAGACTGGCTATGTCAAGGGTTTCCCTGATATGCAGATACTAAAAACAAACAAACAATATGCAGGACTCTTTATAGAAGTCAAAGCAGATAAGAAATGCTACCCATCTAAACATCAGAAGGAATGGATAGAAGATCTAAACAACGAAGGGTACTATGCTGTTGTTTGCAAAGGTCTTGATGACTGCATTGAAACTTTAGAATGGTACATGAAACTGCTGTGAAACTGCTGTGAAACTGCTAGGTATTTTGCATAGGGTATTTTGATCCCGATTTTTCTAAATCACTTATTATCATACACTTATATTTTCTGACAAATTGTCTTATTAACATTTTTATAAACATTATGTTGAATATTAAATATTTTTTTATATATTTGTCAAAAAAAACAATTACATATGAAAACATCTTATAGCACCTACGATTATTTATTATCTAAAAACAATAACATAATTGTACATTACGAGCTCTATCAACAAGAAGAATCTTTAGACAGATTAACACCATCAAGAAAAGAAATAATAATAAATAAATTAGTTCTTAATGGCGATGAAGTTCAAGATGAACTAGAATGTTTATTAGAAAATATAGAATCTGATATGCAATTAAACTACGAAAAATTATGAAGATATTAGAATTATTTAGTGGTAGTCGTTCTATTGGAAAGGTTGCTGAAGATAAAGGACATGAAGTTTTTTCTGTAGATAATATAGATTATCCAAATACTAATTGGGTGGGTGATATCTTAGATTGGGACTACCGACTTAATGAAATGAATGTAGGTGAATTAGATGAGCTCTGGATTCCAGATGTTATATGGGCATCACCACCTTGTACTGATTTTTCAGTAGCTTGTATAGGTAAAAAATGGGTAAGTGGACATGAGTATAAACCAAGAGATCCAAATCTTTTAGGCATAAAAATATTAAATAAAACTTTAGAAATTATAGCTTTTTATTTAGAGGAAAATCCAAATCTTGTTTGGTACATAGAGAATCCTCGTGGTAAGATGAGAAAATCTCCAGAATGGACTAATTTTAATCACATAAGACAAACTGTATCTTATTGTTCTTATGGTGATTCACGTATGAAGCCAACAGACATATGGACAAATGCTTTAAATTGGCAGCCAAAACCATTATGTAAAAATTACAAATATGATGCTTATGGTAATGTAATAAATAGACATTGTCACCACGATTTATCTCAACGTGGTAGCACAGTAAGAAAACTTAGAGCTCAAGGTTTAGATGTTAACAAAGGTGGTACTGAGTCACTTAAAAATAATCATGAACGTAGTAAGATTCCAACAAAGCTATGTGAAGAAATTGTAGATAATATGCAATATGAAACGAAGATAATAATAGATGAGCTCAAATAAATGCAACGTGATTAAAGAATTAAAACAACAACAAGAACTAGATAAATTGTATAAACAAAATACAATAGAATTGAATGACTATTTTGCATATAGTGGTAAGCAAGAAGTAAAAAATAAATTTACTAGAATTTATGAAGATTATAACTTTAGTAAAAATATTTCTGTAAACAACGATATGACTAAATATGTGCTGAAGGATTATAAAAAAAGTAAAATTTAAAATAAATAAAATGGATATTATATTAACAGTAGGACTAGCAATTGCAACTTATGGATTTGGTTTTTTTAGTGGTGTTATAAATAGCACAGAAACTAAAGAGATCAAAGAAAATAACAAGCCAATAAACGAAGATAGAAAACAAGCATTTGAGTTTGCTTTTAAAAACTTTATAAATAAATAATAACTAACTAAAAACAATTAAACAAATGAAATTAAATGAATTTAAAAACAAATTAAATGATATGTTAGGCGATAAACATATAAATGTAGATGATAACGAAGATAAAAAACTATATGAATATTGGTTAAAGAATAAGCCAAAACATCATTTAACAGATGAATTCTTAACATATGATGAATTTAGAGCAGATATGTTAGAAACATTCCCAAATTTATTAGTATCTAAAAAAGAAGATAATTTATTACAACAAAGAAATGTATTAAATAATATCTTTGATATACATAGCGATGCTTTATTAAGAAAAATAAAAGAATAATTATGAGTGGCAAATTACCAGTAACTAATTACTCAGATACTACCTTAACATTCTTATGTATACTAGCTATTCTCTTTGGGGGGTGCTAGGGGGGTATAGGGGGTACAGGGGGGGTGCCAGGGGGTATCTCTTATAAATAATTAACTAAAAACAATAATAAAATGAATACAATAACAACAAATCAAGCTAAAGAGCTCATATACAATAATAAATCTCAAATATTTAATGTAGAGTTTATAAAAAAAGATGGTACACATAGACTAATGAACGCAAGACTAGAAGTTAAGAAAGGTGTTAAGGGTGTAGGCTTGAGGTTTAATCCATCTGAACATAATCTTATAACTGTATTTGATATGAAGAAAAAAGCTCATAGAATGATTAATTGCAACAACTTAGTGTCTTTATCAGCTAATAAGCAAAAGTATCTTATAAGCGATTAAAAAGCTATTCACAGCAATATTAAAGAGTATATTAATTTATACTCTTTTTTTTTACAAAATTTTAAAAAATATTTTTGTAACTGCTACGAAACTGTTACGAAACTGCCGAAACTGTTGCGAAACTGTTGGAACTGCCTGAGATCTAGAAAAATTTTTAGTGATTTTCTTCTAGTGCTTTATATAGTAAGTTGTTAAATGTCAATATATTACATGACAAATTAACCGATTATTTTCTTAACAATATTAGTATTTTAATGTTAATAGTTATATATTTGTCAATATTAATTAACTTAAAAACAATAAAATGCAAACATTTAAAAATATATATTGGAGAAAACACAAAATTTGCGAAGGTATACAAGGAAATCTAATTTTAGATAGTGGATTAGAAATGTCTATTGTTGCAGGTGAAAACTTATATTGTACGCCTAGAACATCGGGCAAATCTTACAAAGATTTTGTAAGTTATGAAGTTTTGATTTGGGGTGTAAATGATAACGAACCTTTTGCATATCAAAGTAAAAATGATATAAATAAACTAATTAAAAAATACAATTAAATGAAATTAAATATTTTAGAAAAACAGAAACCAATTAACAGAAATAAAAAAAACATCTTTAAAAATATATTAAACAATACTTTTATTTTTATAATATTTTTTATTGGTTCAATTGGCCTTCTAATGTTAGGTGCCTTATTAGATAAAATATAAATATTAACTTAAAAACTAAAAACATGATAAACTTAAACATTAACCAGATATTGACACAAAACAGTAAATTAAAAAAGACTAGCAAATTAAATAATAAAAGAGTCTTTAATTTTGGTATAATAGCAAATAAATCTTTAGAGGGAAAAAGTACTTGTCCATTTGCAAAAGGTTGTTTGGGTGCTGACTACAAATGTTATGCACAAAAAGGAGCTTATGCGTGGCCAAAAGTAAAAGAAGCATACAATAACAGATATTTGTTAACTAAACAAGATAACTTTGTTAACTTAATGAATGAGTCAATACAAAAGAAAAAAGTTGATATATTAAGACTTCATGACTCAGGCGATTTTTATAGTATTGCTTATCTTAATAAGTGGATAGAGATAGCAAATGCAAACAAAGAGGTTATTTTTTACGCATATACGAAAAGCATTCCTTTCTTCAAACGTACTAAAGAAAACAACAACAATTGGTTATTGCCAAATAATTTAATAATAATTTTTAGTGAAGGATCTAAAAAAGATAATTTAATAAACACTAGTAAAGACAGACACGCAAAAGTGTTTACAGACATTAACACGATGTTAAAGGCTGGATATATCAACGCAAGTAATAACGATTTAAACGCAATAACAGATAACAAAAAAGTAGGTTTATTACTACACTAATAATAATTAATAACTAAACAATAAATAAAATGAACACTTACAAAACAATAAGAGAAATATCAAAACTAATGGTTGAAAAACTAACTAAAGAAGAACTAGAAAAAGAATTAGTTCATGTATTAGTTGTACTATCTAAACAAGAGCTCAAAGAACAGCTAGAGTATATTAAAAATAAAAAGCCTAGATTTATTTGTTAATTAAATAACTAAATAACAATATTAAAAAGGTGCTTTAATTAGTACCTTTTTTTTATATCTATACTTTACTATTAAACTATTATTTAATTGCTTTAAATAGTCTTAAAATAGTGTTTATACGTTTGTTTGTATACGTTACTTTGTTTAATTAGTGTTAATCTTTGTTAATTAAAAGTATTGTATTTTAATTTTTTTGTCTTGATTTGTATGCAAACAAAGTAAAAAAAGAAAGTATTTCAACAGTTTAGGTTCAAACTAGAACCAACTTTCAACAGTTTTTCGCAAACTTTCGCAAACTTTAAAGAGTTTTTTAAATTTATTTTTATGTCAATGTGGCAGAAATAAAATGGGAGAATTTCAATTCCGTCAATCTGAAGCCTACCTGCTTTTAGCCAAACACACCCACATAACAAAAACCAAAGTTCAATTTTATAACTAGACTATAATAGTTAGTAATAAATTTTCAAAGTTCTATTTTATAATTAGTATGTTTTGCTCAAGATTATTAGGTGCGATATGAGCAGCAATGATCTCTATAGAGTTACAAACGAGAAGAAGAGATTAGTTTACTTCTTAGAGTTTGTTAAGGTAGTGTTTTTTTATTTAATAAACACATGGTTTTTGGAAATAATTTTATATTTAATATTTATATAGAAATAAGGTATTAAAAAATATGTTGTTATTATATCTTTGTGGAAAATTAATTTTTAAAAAGAAATATAATGAGTTCATACGATACTGACAATACCCTACTCTTTGAGATGTTAGGGAAGGGACATGGAACTGAAGTGTTCACTACTACTGCACAATCTTCTAAAGACTTTTATGCAATCTACTTTGTACAAGAAAGTGTTATATCTGCAATCACAGCACCAGAGGTAACAAATGCTTCTGCTCTAGTAACAACTATTCCTGCAGGGATGACATTATTTATGCGAGTAACAGCTATCACTTTGACAAGTGGTCTAGCTATTGGTTACAATGAGCATGATGGAAATATAAATGCTTAATAAAGCATAAGTAGATCAACAAACACTTTAGTAACTAAAATATATAACAATGCTATCATTAGGTAATAAACTTACTCTTAATTCTGCAAAACCAATCTATCATTTTGTAAATAAGTATTCTATTGACTTTGATGGAGTAGATGACTGTATAGTTACTGATGGTGCAGATACTGTAGCACAACCTAGTACTTATTCTTTTTGGTGTAAGTCAAGTGAAACAAGTAATAATTTAGGTTTGTTTGGACACGGCTCAGGCGATAGAGGTACTTTTCATTTAAATTTTAGTAGCAAACCTTTATTAGAATTAGGTGCTAATTATTATAAATTTTGGAATGCAACAACTAAAGTTAGTGATGGCGAGTGGCATCATTGGGTAGTTTATTTAGAACCTAATAACTTAAATAATTGTAAGCTATATTGTGATGGGATTTTACAAAATGTAGATTCTACAGTATCTTCAGGAACTCCAAAAGCTTACACAGAATCTTTAACAATAGGTAGCGACAGACCATTAAGTGGTAATTACTTTGAAGGCAAGATAGATGAGTTTGCAGTTTACGATAGAGAACTCACACAAGCTGAGATTACTCGTATGTATAATACTTACTACTCTCCAAACAGAGTAGCTAATGGTAACTTTAGTCAGATAGGAAACGAAGAAGTAACTAATGGAGATTTTAGTCAGATAGGTAGTGAGTTAGTAACTAATGGCAACTTTGCTACAGATAGTGATTGGGATAAAGGTACAGGTTGGAGTATTCAAAATGGTTATGCACAAAGTGATGGTACTAATGCACCTTTAGACCAAACAAATATATTAACAATAGGAAAACAATATAAATTAGTAATAATAGTAACAGATATTAATAATGGCAATCTTTCCGTTAGATTAGGAGATTCTAGTTCACACCAAATATTATCTATTTCTTCTAATGGTACATATACTGCTTATGGTGTTGCTGGTGGTACTAGGTTAAGATTACGTTCGCAAGGAGGTTTTGATGGTAAAATAGACAACGTATCAGTAAAAGAGGTTGGGCAAGATTGGACTTTTGGTACAGGTTGGGGTATGGGAGATGGTAAAGTTGTTGTTTCTAGTGCAGCACAATCAACTGCTATAAATCAAACAAATGTTTTACAATCTAATAAAGCATATAAAATAACGTATGAAATATTAGATTATGTTGAAGGTGGAGTTAGAATTTTATTAGGTTCTAGTAGTAGTGCAACAGGTTCTACAAATTCATCAAATGGAGTGTTTACAGAATATTTAATTAATACTTCTACAGGAGGAACTGATGAGTTATATTTAAGTGCTATGGGTTCATCAACGACACTATCAGTAAGAAACATATCAGTCAAAGAAGTAGGGCAGCATTGGACATTTGGTACAGGGTGGTCAACAGATGGTACTAAGGCAACATCAGATGGAACACAATCAGTTTCATATTTAAGACAAAATGGTATAGTAAATTTAACATCAACATATAAAGTACAATTTACAGTAAGTGGTTCTTCTTCAGGAACTTTAAATTTTCTTCAAGGTAATGGTTCTACCCAAACAAATGTTACAAGTAATAATACTTATTATTTTGATGTTGTTTGGAATGGTTCATCAGGGGATATAGTTTTTCAATCTTTAAATTTTGTAGGAAGTGTAGACAACGTAGTAGTACAAGAACTAAAGCACGATGCTACAAACCTTATGCTTAATGCAGGTGCTTATCAGTCAGCTAATCCACTAATCACTTCTACTAAGAGTATGGAGTTTGATGGTGTTGATGATTATTTAAATGCAGGTGTACTTCCTGATGTATTTAGAAATGCTTTTACTGTATCAGCTTGGATATGGACAGATGTAGCTTCAGGTAATAGACAAATATTTTCTACAGGTCAAGGTGCTTTTTCTCAAATATATCAAAATAATACAGGTTTAAAATTAGATATAGTGGGTGGTACAGGATATTCAGCAGTAATTGATGCAGATTATTTTGATACTGCACACCAAAACACTTGGGTTTATCTTACTTTAGTATATAATGGTGCAACTATAAAAGCATATAGAAATGGTATTGAGGTGGGTAGTGCTGCTTTGTCAGGTACATTAAATTCAATAACAAACGAAGCTAATATAGGTAGATATCAAGGTGGTGCAGAATATTTCAATGGTAAAATAACAGAGTTTGGTTTATACGATAGAGCATTAACATCATTAGAAGTAGCATCACTATACAATCAAGGTATGCCTACTGATCTACTTGTAAATAGAAACAACTATCAATCAGGTAACCCTACAGTATTTAATACTAAGCAAGTTGATTTTGATGGTACTGATGATTATTTAAAAGCTAATAGTACATTAGGTAGTATGACAGGTTCTGTATCTATGTGGTTCAAAAAAAATACTGATACAGGTGGTCAATATTTTATTGATTTTAGAGGTTCAGGAAGTGGAACAGGTTATATTGTTGCTTTTAGTCAACCTTTTATTTCAGTATCATCAGGAACATTATATATAAATGGAGTTGTAGGTAATAGTCCATCAACAGGTGTATGGAATCATTTAGTTGTAACAGGAATAACTTTAAATATTGATGAATGTATAAATATAGGAAGAAGGTACGCTAATACAGAATTTTTTGATGGAGATATGAGTCAAGTAGGTTTATGGAACTCTACACTAACTGCTAATGAAGTATCTTCTTTATACAATCACGGATTACCTATTGACTTAACGACAGATCAAGCAGCTTATGAATCTTCATCTAACTTAGTAGGTTATTGGAGAATGGGTAGTGGTACACTAGATACTTATCCATTGATTGCAGACCAAACAAATGCTACTTTAGGTAGTGAAGAAGTATCTTGTGGTAATTTTGAATGTGCTAATCCTGATGGTGTTTGGAATAGTAATGCAGGTGCAGGTTGGGGTATAAGTGGTGGAACAGCTACTTATGATGGTAGTGGGGGTACACAACCAATAACTCAAAATATAACAAATATACAATTTGGAAAATTGTGTAAATTAACTATTGATGTTTTAGCAAATCAAGGTGGTGGGGCTAATACTATTTTTTTTGGTGGAACAGTTGTAAATAGCAGTCATTTAAATGTTGGTTCTTATACTTTTTATGGTTCTTTTAGTAGTAATACAAATCTTTACATATACGGAAGAAGTGGAGAAGTTTTTCAAATAGACAACGTATCTATAAAACAAGTAAATGGCAACCCTGCAATAATGACAAACCAAACATCAAGTGATATTGAGAATGGTAGTCCTTATGCTAATGTAATAAGAAACACAGATTTTATAAATGGAGATAATTGGAGTGTAACAAGAGGTAATTGGGCAATAAGTGGTGGTACTTTAAATACAACTTCAGAATCAGATTATTGTAATACAACTATAGGAGATTATTCAAGTAAAACTATGAGAGTAAAATTTGACATAGTTTCTAATACACAAGGTAGTGTAGCTTTTAGAATATTTGGTAGTTCATATCAAGTTGGAACTTCAAGAAGTGGTATAGGTACTTATACAGAAGATATAGTATTTCAAGCAGGTCATAATGGAGATGTTGGTTTTATAGGAAATAATTTTACAGGTGCTATAGACAACGTAACAGTAGAAGAAGTAAACACAGGATTACAAGGATATTGGAAGATGGGAGATGGTACTAATGATGAGTACCCTATTATCTATGACCAAACTAATCCTACACTAGGTTCTGAAGAAATTGTAAATGGAGATTTTACCACTCAAACTGATTGGTTTGTAGGAACAGGTTGGTCTTATGGTACAAATAAAATAGAATCAGTAAATGGTGCTAATTATGTTACTAGACAAAATTTAGCCCCATTTGTATCAGGAGTATTATATAAAATAACTTATACAATTTTAGATTATGTTTCTGGTAATTTTAATTTTAGATTTCACACACTAAATGGTGCAACAAGAAATGCTAATGGAGATTATTTTGAATATATAGTGCCAACAGGTGACCAATTATATTTACAAGGTAATAGTAATTTTAATGGTAGTATTACAAATATATCATTAAAAAGAGTAGAAGGAAATCCTGCCACTATGACCAATATGGTAGAGGGTAATATCACTAACCAATTTCCACTAACAAAGATTAGAAACTACTATAGAATGGGAGATGGTATATTAGATGGTTATCCTATCATACAAGACCAAACAAGTCCTAATCTTGCACATATACCTACTACTAATATAGCAGAATATTCAGAAAACTTTACTAATGGAAATTTTTGGAGTTTTCAAGGTGTAACACAAATAGACAATTCTATTATATCTCCTGATAGCACACAAAATGCAGATAAATTTTATCCATCAGCTACAGGTAGTTATAAAGGTCTTACTAATCATTTTGGTTCTTCTTTAAATGCTGCTGCATACAATCTTTCGGCTTTTGTAAAAAAAGGTGGTAAAGATTTCTTTTTCTTTTATAATATAGGAAGTCCACAAGGAACTAATGGTTGTTGGTTTAATTTAAGTACAGGTGTTATTGGTCATATAGGTGGTGCATATAGAAATGTTAAAATAGAAAGTGTAGGTAATGATTGGTTTAGATGTTCTGCTACTTTAAATTATAGTGGTACAGATGATTATGTTTATTTCTTAATGTCTGATTCTAATAACAGTAATATTTCAACTGTTAATGGAACTGATGGTATTTATTTATGGGGTATTCAAATAGAAGAACAATCACAAGCTACTGCATACATAAAGTCAGATGGTATAGCAGCAGTAAGAAAATCATCTACTACTAACTTAATACCTTATAGTGAAGATTTTAGTACATACGACCAAATACAAAATATTACACTAATACCTAATGCAACTACAAGCCCAACAGGTACAAGTAATGCAACAAAAGTTTTAAGTACAGCTAATAATAGTAAAGTTAGAGATAACATCTCTGTAGTAAATGGTACAACTTACACTTTTAGTATTTATTGTAAAAACATAGATGCGACAATGATTAAATTATTAGCTTTTGATGGGGTAACAGAATATCAAAGCGCACTTACATCACAAGTAAGCACAACTCAATGGGCTAGAATATCTATAACTTTTACATCAGGTAGTACGGGAACAGGTCAGGTACAATTTGCTAGAGATATGCCTAACGGAGAATCTGCTTTCTTTTGGGGCGCACAATTTGAAGAACAAACACAAGCAGAAACTTATGCTAAAACAACAGGATTACCTGTAACAATAGATTTATTTACAGAAAATAATTACGGAACAATGACAAATATGAGTGCTTCTGATATTATAGAGGACACTCCAAACAATTAAAATTATGATATATACAACACCAAACACAAGTTTATTGACTGAAGTAGATGCAGAGGGAAACCCTGTATGCGACTTTTCACAAATCGTAGAGGATAGTCCTGCAACTGTAAGAAAGTCTTTAGATGGTACATTATTTATTGCTAAATTTATGGGCGAAACTCCTACTTTTTTAGAAGGACTAGACCAATATACTCACGAGGAGATATTAGCAATAGTAAGAGGTACTGACTGGACACCTGCTGATCCAGAATAATATTTATTTAATTTTATTATATTTGCTTAATGAGTGAACAAGAAAGCAAAGAGCTTGGTGGTCTTGCCAGAACCAAAAGAGGTAAAATTAATGAAGTATATAATAACACCCCAAAAGCTAATCTACCAAAAAAATCTCATGCTAGAGAGATGGCAAAGATTAGCAGGACTTCTGTAGCATATGCTTTAGAAGGACAGCCAGTAAAGATAAAGATGGCTTTAGACTTGTTGTTTGATGAAGACCCTAGAGCTTATATAGATGCTATAGCGAAACTGCTGAACTATGCAGTACCTAAACTTTCTTCTACAGAAATAAAACACGAAGGAGATAAGAAAATTGAAATCAAATTAGAAGATGGTGCTACTCTTGAAGATATTAAAAGACAACTAAAAGAAATAGAGCAAGATAGTGCTAGTGATATTGATTTTGAAGAAATAAATGAATAAAAAGCAAGAGCTTAAATATGCACTTAACAAAACTCTATGTGAGATGTCTTTCTATGAGTTTTTTAAACAAGCATGGCATATTGTAGAACCTGCTATAGACTTATCTAGTAATTGGCATCATAAATATATATGCGATGCTCTGCAAGAAGAAGCAGAGAGAATAATTGCTAAAAAACCCAAAACAAAGGATATAATAATAAACGTACCCTTTCGTTCTACTAAATCACTTATTGTTACTGTGATGTTTCCAGTATGGTCATGGATAAAAGACCCTAAGCTAAGATTTATAACCTCATCATATTCTGCTAACCTTTCTATAGAACTTGCTACTAAGAGCAGAGATATAATATTTAGTGAGTGGTTTAAGTCAAGGTGGGGAACAATATTTCATATTAAGAAAGACCAAAACCTAAAAGAAAGATACGAGAATAATCATATGGGTATGCGAAGAGCAACATCTGTTGGTGGTACTGTAACAGGACAAGGGGGAGATTTTCTTATTGTAGATGATCCTTTATCACCACAAATGGCAAACTCAGCAACAGAGAGAGAAAATGCTAACGAGTGGTATAGAACAACATTTTATTCAAGACTTAACAGTCCAAAAATTGGTGTAAGAATAATTATTATGCAAAGGGTACACGAAGATGATTTAAGTGGTTTTTTGCTTGATAGAGAAACAAGACTAAACTATAATCACATATGTATACCTGCAACTATAGATGGTGAGGTAAAACCAAAGAAGTTAGAAAACTTTTACGATGAAAATGGTTTGTTTTGGGATGAAAGATTTGGTCAAGATGTTTTAGATGACTATAAGAAAGCATTAGGTAGTTATGGCTATGCAGGTCAGCTTATGCAAACTCCAACACCCTTAGATAGTGGTATGATACGACAAGAGTGGTTTAAGATAGATAGATATAGGGAAGATGGTGTAGTAAACTTTGTAATAGACCCTGCATATACTGCAAATCAAAAAAACGACCCTTCAGCACTACTTGCATACATTTATAAAGACAATAAGTGGCAAATAATTGATTGTACTAATGTTTACAAAGAATTTCCTGACTTAGTTAAGTTTATACCACAATGGGTAACTAAAAATGGCTATACAAACAAGAGTAGAATATTTGTAGAACCAAAAGCATCAGGTAAGTCTATCGTACAAACACTAATTAGAGAAACTGGTCTAAATGTTAGAGAAGATAAACCACCAACTAAAGATAAGGTAGCAAGGGTAGCAGATATTTCTGCAACACTAGAATCAGGTAGAGTAGGACTGTTACAAGGTAAGTGGAACAATGAATTTTTAGATCAATTGACTAAGTTTCCATCTGCTAAACACGATGACATGGTAGACTGTCTTGTAATGGCTGTAAACAAAGAAATCTGGACAGGAAAAGGCAAAGTAGTATACTTTAGTTAAATTTTTCTGAAATTCTAAAAATTGTGTATCAATTTATGCACTTGTATGTAATTTTGCATAGATTTGAAGAAATTATAATAAAATAAGGTATGGAGTCTGAAAATAAGTACATAAATAAGGAACATGAAGGTATTGTTGAACAATATGTACTCTATTTAAAAAAGTTAGTATATTTTGCTACTGAAGATGCAGGTAACATGAAATTTCAGGAATATGCAGAGATATTAGAAAGTGTGTTTATGTATTCTAATAATTTTTACGATACCATGACAAAAAAAAAGCATATGGTAGAAGAATTTATGTTTTTGATACCAAACATGGCTTTTTACCTTAGTGTAGGGTTTTTTACAGGATTGAAGAATAAAAACAATGCAAAAGACATAGAAATGTGCATTGATCGCTTAGCAAAGAAAACTGAGAACATAACTGGTGAGCTTACTGACATTCTGATTGACAATAAAGAGAAAATAGAAATAATAGAAGAACTAAACATAGAATCATGATAGAAATTCAAATCAAAGAAGAAAAATACGATATACCAACTGAGTGGAAAGATATTACACTTGAATATTGGTGTGGACTATATAATATTATTAAAAAGTATACTGAAACTGCTGAAGAAGAAGAAAAAGAAGAAGTTGTAGAGCCAAAGCTAGATGAGGTTAAGGTTTTACGAATGAATAGAGAAATATTTAAGTATGTTACTGGTATAAACGATGCTATGCTAAATCAATTAGATTTAGAAAGTGTAAATACTGCTGTTGGAACTATAGGACAAATGATGGAGGAATATAAACCTCAAGGTATAGATAGATTTGAATTTGATGGTGATGTGTACTTTTTTCCAAAGGAATTTCTAAAAAGAAACACTTTTGGAGATTACATAGAGTCTACACAGTTAGATGCTACTATACAAATGATGAAGCATGGTAAATTTGATGTTTTACCAGAACAAATGGCGATATTATGCAGAAAGATAGATGAAGAATACGATGATGATATTATATCCTCAAAAAGTGATAAGTTTAAGCAATTGACTATGGACATCGTTTGGGAGTTCAGTTTTTTTTTGACTATGCAAAGCGTAAAATTAACAAGGACTTTCCAAATGTTTTTGGGGAAGGAAGGGGAAGAATTGGAACAGGCAAAGGAAGAGTTTCTACAGTTGGACTCTATACCAAGCTCATAAAACCCTATGGTTGGCTAAACAGCTTATATATGGTTGCAGAGAAAGGTATTTTTAGGGTAGATGGAATGAATGATGTAGATAGTGTAAAGAATACTAATCTATATAAAGTTTTAACATATTTGAGTTGGAATACAGCGAAGAATGATTATGAGATAGCAGTAAATGACAAGATTCACAACCCAAATAAAGTAATGTAATATATATATGGCAATAACAAGATTAAAAGACATAGTAACAGTATTTGAGAGTAAATGGACTTTCGGTGATAGTAAGTTTGGTTATGATGGTGAGGTAAACGAATCACATAGCACACAATACCCTCTGTTACTAATTAACCCACCACTATCTACTATGCCAGAAATATATTCTGGTAGAGAAGAGTACGAATTTGAAATAAACTTTTACAACCTATACCCACAAGCAGCTCAGTCTGCAGTAACACTACAACATAGATGGGATAACCTACAAGATTTAGCTATGGAGTGGTTTGACATGGTTTTAAAGAACTATCAAGACAATGTGGTAGATGTATACCTAAATGATGAAAGTATAGAGATAGAGAGAGTAAAAGAGGTTGCTAACGATAGATTAGTACAGATCAAATTTACTTTTACTATGAGTGCATTTTCTAAATGTTTCAGACCAACCTCTACATATCCTTCTGATATTGCTAATTTAGTAACATGGCTAAGAGCAGATAGTGGGTTGACATTTGACATACCTACTAAAAAGATTTCTGCTTGGGCAGATTATTCAGGTAGCAATAATGGTTTATTACAAGCTACAAAATCTAAACAACCACTAAGATATGGTTATGATGGTGCTAATGACAAAGCAAGAATAGAATTTAATGGCACAACAGATTATTTTGATTCTGTAAATAATTTACCTATAACAACAGAGTTTACAATATTCCAAGTAAGTCAAAATATTGGCAATACATTAACAAATATTTTATCATATACTAATGGAACTAATATTATAAAATTATCTTATGCTGCTAATTCAGAGCTATTAGCTCAGGTTAGTGATGGCACAACAGCAATTAACGTAACACTTACAGGTTCTAATGCATCCAACTATCATATTGGTACATATAAATTACACAATAAAAGATTATATGTAGACTACGATTCTTTAGGAAGTTCTTTATCAACAAGTGTGCAAGAATCTGGATATGACAATACAACAGTATTTAATGATGCTGTATATACACTAAGCAGTTTGTCAGCACCTATAAAAGGTAATTTACAAGAATTTATAATTTTTAATTCTGTTTTATCTAATGCTGAAATTGCTAATGTAAAATCTTACTTAAATACTAAATACAAAATATATTAATTATGGCTACAATAAATGGAAATATTTACGATTCTTTTGCTCCTGTTTCTTTTACACAATCAGCAAAAGATTTAAGTAGAACTGAAAGGTCAAATTATTTAACAAGTGCTAATGTACCTAAAAGATTTCAAGTGAGATGGGCAGGAACAGGTTATAATGGTGTTACTATAAACGAAGCATATGTGCCAACAAAGTTAAACGGAACTTCTAGCACAGGTGATATAATTAATATGGTTTTTTATGTTTATGCAAGTACAAGATATGAAAATGCTAATTCTGGTTATCCATCAAATTTAAACAATTGGGACTTAGTAGCTACAATAAAAAAATCAAGAGATATAGCTAATAAACAATACAATAGCAATGCAATACTAAACAACCAAAGATTTACAGTAGATATTAGTCAGGTGTGTCAAGACTTATTATCATATAGTTTAGTGCCGATAAACAAAGGCACATGGCAAAACTCACAATGGGGAGGTATGAATGGTGGTCAAACTAAACAAGACAATGTAACACAAAGTGTAAGTTTATTTAATGTTACACCAAATGGATCATATAGATATATTAAGGTAGTTGCAAAACCTGAAATACTTTTAGATAGTGGTTTAGTAGTAGAAGCTACAAATAAAGTTAATTTTCAACCAATAACAGTTATAAACTCAGTTCACCAATACGAAAAAGATGAGGTGTTTTTATTTAGTAGGTTTTTAGTTGGTAGTGGTAGTGGTGGTTTTTTAAGTTACTGTCCAAACAACAATAATAGCAATACAAATAAACCAACACTTGTAAAACCTGTAAGAACTGATGAAACTGCTGAGTGGCTATACTTTTATATAAGACAAGCAAAAGCAGGTGGTTTTAATGTAGAAAGAGTAAACTTAAAAATAGAAACATCAGATGGGAACACTTTTTATGTAGATGACTTTTCTAGTAACTTAGAATATAATTCAAGCATAAGTCAATATTACATTGACCAAAATAAAATGTGTGTTCAAAATGTATCAATTGATTACTTAAATAATAATGCTAAACAAGCTGATGGCACAACATATTCTGGTAATAAAATTACTGCATCTACAGATACATATACAATAAGTTTGTTTTTTGACAAAGTTGGTAGCACACCATTATTAATGTCAGAATTTAGATGGTACAAGGTAGATAGAGAAGATGAAAAACTACCATACGATTTTGTAAGATTTCATTGGCTAAATAGAATGGGTGGTATAGATAGCTATACAGCTAAAAGAAGTGTACTAGAAAGTATTTCTATAAACAGAGATACTATAGAAACAAAAAGTGCAGATAGAACATGGTATCAAAATAGTGTAGATGGTTTAGGAACAACAATACCAGATGCAGACTACATATCTAATACTATGAGAGGTGGTAATTTATACAAGGGTGGTAGAGAAGTATTAAATGTAAATGCACAAAAAAACAATAGTGTATATACAGAACCATTAAATAAAAACACAGCTAAATGGTTAAAAGAAATTATGACTTCGCCAAATGTATGGATAGAAATGGACACAGATGCTACTGCAAGAGGTAATAGTATTAATCCTTATCAAAGACCTTCTACAAAAGAATACATTCCTGTAATAATAACAAATAGTGATGTTGAAACTGTTAATCAAGAAGCAGGGTTAGTAAAGTTTAATATAGAATATACACTATCGCATAAAGTACAAACACAAAGAAACTAATGAGTAATATTACAATTGAATTATTAGATTATGTATATGATGGTGCTAGTATAGACTGGGATAAGAGTGTAGTTGGTGAGCTAGAAGTGTCTACACATTCTGAGTTCCCACTTTCTTTAACTTTTTCTATTTCAGATATTAGAGATATAAATGCTCGTAAAGGTAGCTTTAGTAAGACTTTTAAAATACCTGCAACAAAAAATAATAATCAATTATATAAGAGTGTATATATTGTAAATTCTACAACAACAAATAATTTATCAAGTAAAAAACCTTGTAGAATATTAATTAACAACTTATATTCTATTACTGGTTTACTACAACTTAAATCAGTTGGCTTAAGTGATAAACCACAATTTTATTCTTGTGTTTTTTATGGCGATAATGTTGGTTGGGCAACTGCTATTGGTGAAAAACTACTTAAAGATTTAGGAACAGATGGTGATGCTTGGGATAATTTAAAAGGTACAGATACTGGCAAAGATTTAGTAATAAACAAGACTGGCATAACATCTACTTGGGTACAAGATAGTGCTATTTATAAAAATCAAAACAATACAGCTAATGACATACCTTTAGTTTATCCTGTAACTTCTTATGGTGATTTTAATGTATCTGGTATTGGAAGAACTATACAACTGCTTGAAACTGCCAAAGAATATTTAGGACAGTCTAATAATAAGGTTGGTTATGTAGGAACAAATAACTCAGGGTTTGACTATGGAACACCTGATCCTGTAGTAGATTGGCGACCTTGCCTATGGGTATACGATGTATTTAAAGAAATATTTTTACAGTCAGAATACACATTAGTTTCAAACTTTGTAGAAACAGATATGTTTAAGAGATTGTTGTTTGCCTTACCTAATTTTAAGTATAATAATCCTGATGTTAGATATGATGCTAATTCTCTACAAGGTAGGTTTAATGCAAATCGTAGTGCAAATTCTGCTAGAGTTTTTAATAATAACAATAATCCTAAAACTACATCTTTTACAAATAGTGCTGAAGCATTAGTATTTGATGAGGTTATATATCCTTATGGAACAACAGCAGGTAGTGGTGGTGGTACAGGTGGTTTTAATACACCTTTAAATGGTGGTAATGCTTATAATACTGGACAAGATATATGGTATGCACCAGAATATGGAAGATATGATATAAAGCTAGAAAATTGGTCAATGAATTTTAAAGATTTTTATAACACACCAAATTCAGGAACTTTTAATAGTATGGACTTGTTGTTTAAATATGTTAGGGTACAGGTACAAAAACTAACAGTAGGTCAAACACATTGGCAAGATTTAGGTTTTGCAGAAGGTGCAGTAGACTTGGCATTGTCAGCAGGAGGAACACAGGGTAGTGGTGGTTCAGGTTCTTTAATAGACTATACAGCAGAAATAGATTCTTTTGAAATAGCACAGTATTTAAACAAAGGAGATCAAGTTAGACTTCATGTAAAAGTTTTAGCAGAGCCAGTTACAAGTGGTTCTTCTTTTACAGGTACTATTACAGGTACATATCAATTATTTGCTCAACACAATACTAACATAGAAGCTAGAAATGGTATTTATGATATAGCTTTCCAACCTGACTTTACACAATATGGACAAACATTTGATTTAAAAAATGTCATTAATAAAGACTATAAACAAATAGATTTTATTAAAGGTGTTGCTCATGCTTTTAATCTACAATTCACTTCTGATGAAGCATCTAAAACTATTTACATAGAACCATTTGACACTTTTTATCAGCCATTGTCTGAAGCTATAGATTGGACAGATAAATTAGATATTGGTCAAGAAATACAAGATAAGTGGCTAAATGTAGATATAAAAAGAGATGTGGTTTTTAAATACAAAACAGATAGCAATGATGAAAAAGTTAGACAAAGAAGTATAGATTACTTTAAAGAAATAGAAGATGAGTACCCATATTTTGAAACATTATCTGATGAGTTTGAAAGAGGTACATCTACTTTTGAAAATCCTTTTTTTGCAGGTACTTTTAATGCTAAAGATTTAGATACATCGCCAAATTCTTTTACACCACCATACATATCTTGCTTGTGGCAAGAAAAAGAAGAGAAGGGTTTTATATCACCAAATGATTATGCTAGACCAGATAAAGGTTTTGAGTTTTTACCTAGACTTTTATATTGGAAAAACTATACTGCAAGTGGATTGAATTTTGATACTGGTAAAATTGCAACAGCACAGTTATGGACAGGTAAAACAGAAACTATAGCAGCAAATTTAGGTTTATCAGGCACTAATGTATTGTCTGATAGATACCCACAAGCAACATCTGTAAATAGAGATGACAGTACAAGTCCTATTTTAACATATGGTAATGTCTATGTAAGAGATTTTGATGATGTTAATGATACTTATAGTGCATATGAGTATGGTAAAGGTTTATACGAAACGTATTATAAGCAAATGATTGAAATGTATAAATACAATCCAAGAGTAAGAGTAGCAAATCTTAATTTAAAGATTAGTGATATAGCTAATTTAGATTTTAGAAAGTTAATTTATTTAGATGGTGTATATTGGAGAATAAATAAGATTTCAGATTATATGCCACAATCTAACTCCACAACAAAGGTAGAGCTAATAGAGTTTCCTCTTTTAGGTGATTTTGCTGCATCTATACCAACTGTAAACTCTAATGATGGTAGTTGGTCAAATAGTCCAACATCTTTTAATATTTATGAATTTTAATTATGTCTAAAGTAAAAGAAGAAATAACAAATAGTGGTGTACCAAATAGAAGTGGTTTAGAGGTTTATATGACTGTAACTATAAACTCTCAAGAATTTCTAATACCAATTGTAGCTGAAGATAAGTTTGGCAATGCACATAAAGTATTAAGAAGAAACTTAAATAACAAAGTGTCAAGCTAATGAAGTTTAATAATACATATAAAGAATTTAGTAAAATATCAAAACTTATTATTAAAGATTTAAGAAATCAACTAAAAGAACAAAAACACATAGCTTCTGGTAAATTAAGTAGAAGTTTTACTGGTGTTCAAGAAAAAATAAGTGGCGATAATATAATTTTAAATATAACATCTAGTAAGGATTATTGGAGAGTTGTAAATGATCCAAATGTAGCTTTTACTGTAAATAAACAAAACATTATTAGATGGGTTAATAAAAAAGGACTAGATAGAAATTTTGCTAATGCTATATATAAAAGATTAGCTAGAGGTATATATGGTAAAGAAAAAGAAAAATACGTTTATTGGAAAGAGGGTAACAATATACAAAGAACAAACTTTGCAGGTATTGTTGCAAAAGAAAATTCACAAAAAATAGGAGAACAACTTGCGCAATCTATTGGAGATGATGTAGCAGATATGATAAGAAAAAAATTAAGAGAAACAAAAACACAAGCACAAATAAGTTAAATTATGGCAACAAATACAGAAAAGATAGTAGTACAGGTAGTCGTTAAAGGACAAGGAGATTTAAAAAATTTAGAAAGTCAAACAAATAAAACAACTTTAGGTTTTAATAAAATGACTGCAGGTATAGTGGGTGCAGTTGCAACATTTAGACAAATAAATAAAATTGTTTCAGATTCTGTAAAAACCTTCAGAGATTTTGAGTTTCAAATGGCAAAAGTAAAGGCTATAACAGGAGCTTCTAATAAAGATTTTTTAAAGTTAAGTAAAACTTCACAAGAATTAGGTAGATCAACTTTCTTTACAGCTCAACAAGTAGCACAACTGCAAACAAACTTTGGTAAATTAGGTTTTTCTACTAAAGAAATATTAAAAGCACAAAAAGCTACTCTTAATTTAGCAACAGCAACTGATACAGATTTAGCAAGAGCTGCTATTGTGGCAGGAGCTGCTGTAAGGGGTTTTTCATTAGATGCTAGTGAAACACAAAGAGTAGCTGATGTTATGGCAGTAGCATTTACAAGTTCTGCTTTAGATATAGAAAAGTTTCAAACATCTATGACAAAAGTTTCTCCAATTGCAGCAGGGGCAAATATTAGTTTAGAAGCAACAACAGCAGTTATGGGAACATTGACTGATGCAGGTATTGAAGCATCTATTGCAGGTACATCATTAAGAAACATATTTTTAAAAATGCAAGACCCTGCTTCTGATTTGTCAAAACATTTAGGTTTTACAGTAAACAGTTCAGATGATTTACAAAAAGCATTAAAACAACTTAATGATGAGGGTTTGTCAAATGCTCAAATGATGCAGCTTGTTGATTTAAGACAAGTAGCAGCTTTTCAAACTATGATAAATGGTTCAAAAAACATTTCTGATTTAACTTTTGAATTAGAACAAGGCACAGGTGCTGCTGATGAAATGGCAGGTATAGTAGGAGATAATTTAGAAGGAGCATTTAAAAGATTAACATCTGCATTTCAAGGTTTACAAATTGTAGTTACTGAATCTGTATTTGGTAAAGGTTTGCAGGAATTTATAGATGGTACAGCTAAATTATTTAACAATTTTACTTCTTTTATAGAAGAACCAATAGAAGAAACTTTGGATAAAGATAGAATTGCTATGAATGCTTTAGCAATGGAAACTATGCAACTAGCAGAAGGAACTGATGAAAGAAGGTTAGCCATTATAGAATTACAAAAAAAATATCCTGAATATTTTGCTAATTTAGATTCTGAAAAAACAAAAAACGATGAATTAAAAACTTCATTAGAATCAGCAAATGAACAATACATACAAAGAATTGTTTTAAGAAAAAAAGAAGCAGAGATGGCTGCTGTTGCTGAACAAGCAGCAGAACAATTTAACATAGCTGATGAGGAAAGTAATAAAGCAAGACAAGCAGCAATTAAATTAAACGAAGACTATAGTTTAGGTTTAGACATTTCATCAATGTCTTTAGAAGAAGCTAGAAAAGCTGTTACAAACTTGATGGTAGCACAAAGTGATTACACAGATGATGCTGATCCTACACTATTGACTTTAACAAAATCTGCAAAAAAAGCTGAAGTTGCTAAAAAAAGATATGATGATTTAACTGTTGCAACAGGAGATTTAAGAGATGAATATAAAAAATTAAAAGATGAATTTGGTTTTAAAGATGATGAAGAAACTACAACTACTACAAATAATGGTGGTGGTGATGGCTCAATAATAGACAAATTTGCTGAAGAAACTGCATTATTAGAACAAAAACTAAGACAAGATTTAAACTTAGAAAAAGAAGCATTACTTGAAGGTACAATAGATAAGGAGTTGTTTGATTTAATTAAATTTGAACTAGAACAGGCACATTTGCAAAAAATGTTAGATTTAAGTCTTAAGTATGGTGAAGATACTTCTGCAATACAAAGTCAAATGTTAGACAACGAAATAAACAGAATTGAAACTGTTGCTAAAGCAGAAGCAAAAGCAAATTCAGATGCAGAAAAAGACAGAAAAAAACAAATAAGCGACTTAGATAGTTTAGGTAAATCTCTTATTACAATGGCAGGAGAAGAGAAAAAACTTCAAGGTATTAAAAAACTTGGTATTAAAGTTACTGCTGCAGCTACATTAGCTACAAATTTAAACACTATAGCAAATGCAAAAAATGCTATTACTAAAGCAGCAGGTGAACCTTTTCCTGCTAGTTTAATTGCAATAGTATCTGTTTTAGCTGCTATGTTAAGTGCAACAAAATCTGCTCAAACCATAGCTGAATTTGCTAAAGGTGGTATGATTGAAGAGTTTGCAAATGGTGGTATGGTTCATGGCAAATCTCATGCAAATGGTGGTGAGAAGTTTGCAGTAGGTGGTAGAGTAGTAGAGTTAGAAGGTGGTGAAGCAGTAATAAATAAACGTAGTACATCTATGTTTAGAAATCAATTATCTGCAATGAACGCAGCAGGTGGTGGAGTAAAGTTTGCTGATGGTGGTTTAATGAATATGCCATCGTTTGCACAATCACAATTTAGTGCAACAAGTCAAGCAGGTATGATGGGTGCAATAGGACAAGGAGGAAGGGTAGTAGTAGTAGAATCAGATATTTCTACTGTACAAAATACTGTTTCAGTTATAGAAGCAGAAGCAACAATTTAAAATTAAACAAATGTTTGTTAATAAAAAAACAAAGTTAGAAAGATTATCTATTTGTAAAAAATGTACTTTTTACAGAAATTTTTTGATGCTTAAAAAACCAGTAATAAATTGGGGATCAAGATGTGCTAAATGTTCTTGTTTTCTAGATGCAAAGACATCTCTCTCTGCAGACTGGTATGGTAAGTGTCCAGAAGGCAAATGGTAATTAAAATAACAATATGAATTTACAAGAAATAGCTAAATCTGTTGATAAGACAGACAGAGAGCTTATGATAAAAGCTGTTGAAGAAAACAGAAGTTACAAAGCAAATTTTAGCCAACACAAAGGAGAATGCATAAACAATATGTATAGTTTGTGGCATAAATATTTTCCTACACAAAAACAAGACATAAATTGTTCATCATGTAGAAATGCAGTCGTAAAGTTCTGGAACACAATGTGTGAGGTATGGCTAACAGAAAACACTAAGAAAAAAAAGAATGTCAAAAAGACAAAATAAAGTAGATGTAGTTTTTGATTATTTAGAGTTATTAGATATTGAAATTTCTAAAAGGTTCGGTGAAACTGCCACACCTAAAGATATTTTAAAACACTTAGTAGAGAGGGGTATGGTAGAACCTAAGCGACTAAGAAACTATATGATTATAGCAGACTTTGACAGAAGGTTATCTTTTAATAAAGGCAACAGAACACACACCTTTATGGACTTATCACATAAATATAAGATAAGTGAAAGTCAGGCACAAAATATAGTATATAAATACAGAAAAAAATCAAGAGCATCTGAGAATATCTCTTACTAAAAGTTTTTTCCACAAATTAGGTAGATAAAGTGTCAATTAGATTCTAATTTTGCAGGTATGAATAAGAAATGGTTTAATATACAAGGAAAAGCAACAGATGCTGTTGCAGAGGTTTACATCTTTGATGAGATTGGTGCTTATGGTATTACTGCACAAGACTTTATTTCTGAGATGAAAGAGTACAAAGATACTCCTGTTAATTTACGAATCAACTGTATTGGTGGTGATGTATTTGATGGGATGGCAATGTACAACGTAATAAAAAAGAGAGAAGCAAAAACTACTGCTTATATTGAGGGTATAGCTGCTAGTATGGGTAGTGTTATAGCTTTAGCTGCTGATGAAGTTGTCATGGCTGAAAATTCTCTTTTTATGATACACAATGCTTGGGGTGGTGCAATGGGTGAAGCTGAAGATATGAGAAAGACTGCATCTATCTTAGAAAAGATTAGTGGTGAAATTGCTAATATTTACGAGAGAAAAACAAGATTGTCGTTAAATAGAATTGTTGAAATGATGGATAAAGAAACTTGGCTAAATGCTGCTGAAGCATATGAGTTAGGTTTTATTGATCTTATTTCTGATTCTATTAAAGTAGCAGCTAAGTATGATGTTTCTAAATTCAAAAACATTACTACTGAACAAATACATAATAAATTAAATATTAACGTAAATAACAAAAAAATGACTGAAGAGTTAAAAAATTGGTTTAACAACAAAGTTGATGAAATTGTAAATTCTGTAAAAGGAGCTGACAACAAATCAGAAGATGTTGTAACTGAGGTTAATGTTATGCTTTCAGATAATGAAGAAATATCAAACAAATTATCTTCTTTTGAAGCAAGTGTAACTGACTTAAATGGAAAAATTGTTTCTCTAGAAGAAGAATTAACTTCTACTAAAGGAGAAAACGAAACTCTTTCTACTGAAATAGAAAGATTAAATGCTTTATTAAACAAAGCAGATGCTAAAGGTACTGAAGTAGTTACTGATGGTGATCCTGCTGTGGTTGAAAATAAAACTGTTGATGCTAATGCAGGGTTTTACAATGCAATGGCAGAAAGAGTTAGAGCAAAATTTAATAATTAATAATCAAAAAATAAATAAAAATGGCAAACGTAGCAAATAATAGTATAGCAGCAACTTATAGTGGTGCTAACTTAAATGAAATCTTTTATGAGCCAGTATTTAGAAGTGATGATTTAATGCGAAACTACAGAGTTATACCTAATGTGAAGCATAAAATGAACGTATACACTTCTGCTGCTCTAACAAAAATAGTACAACCATATACAGCTTGTTCATCAACAAGTGGTTCTACTCAATTTAACATTGATGACAAAGTAATTACTGCAGGTAGATGTAGAGTAGCTTTAGAGCAATGTACTGATGAGTTCTTTGGAACTTACATTGAGGAAATGTATAGAAGTGGTGTAGATGTAATGAATTTAGAAGGTACTCAATTAGCTGATGCAATTGTAAATCGTGCAGTTAAGGGTATTGGACAAGATGTAGTAAGATTAGCTTGGGGTGGTGATTCTGCTACTGCAAACTATACTGCATTTGATGGATGGATGAAGTTAATGGGTGCAGATGCAACTGTATTAGCAGCTAGAACTGAATATGCAGGTGTAGAAGCAGCTCCAACAGCAGCAGATGCAATTGGTCTTTTAAGAACAATGTATGATACAGCTCCTGCAAACTTACAACAAGTTCCTGCATCTGATAAGAAGATGTTTGTAACTCCAAAAATCTTTAATGCTTACTTAGCAAACTTAGAAGGTTCTTCTGCAGATTTAGCTATTGTAAACACAGTAGATGGTTACACAAGAGTTAGCTTTAGAGGTGTACAAGTTGTACCTATGTATGAGTGGGACACTATCTTAGCTGATACTAACCCTGCTATATTTTTAGAAGCAGGTGCTAACTTAACTAATGGTGCTTGTTACTGTGCAGTAGAGAACTTAATTTTAGGTTCTGATGTAACTGATCCAGAAGGTTCTTTCAAAGTATTCTATGATGATTTAGAAGAAAAAATGTTCTTCAGAGGCTACTTCAAGTTAGGTGTACAATTCTTGTACTCTTCACTTGTACAATGGGGAGTTATTAAGTAATAACAATAATGTAGATAGAGAGAGTGTAAAAGCTCTCTCTAATTTACTTTTTAATAATTTATAAAAAATAATAATAATATGGCTATAGATACAGGTTTAAGTGTTACTTGTGCAGATTTACAAGCAACAGGTGGTATTAAGCAAATTCTTCTAAGATCATGGGCAACTACAGATGCAGTAGTTTATGGTAATGCAGCAGGTGAGCATGACATTGACAGTATACTTACTGGTGGTTCTCCTGCAGCTTGGTTTGTTTTTGAATTTAAAAACGAAACTCCTGCAATGACTATAAATGCAACTAAAGAAAATGGCTCAACAGCTTTTGAATGTGGTTTATCATTTATGCTACCAAAATTAGACAATACAAAATTTGCAGAATTACAAGCATTATTAGATACTTGTATGATGGGAATTGCTATTGATACTAATGATAATGCAATGGTTTTAGGTGTAAGTGAAAAATATGCAAACGAAGATGTTCCTTCAAAAAATCAAACATTCTTGAATTTAGCAAGTATGGAAGGTGGAACTGGAGCAGCTTATTCAGATGAGAATGGTATAACAGTTAGTTTAATGGCTAGACAGTTTGAGTTACCTAGAAAATATATAGGAACAATTACTGTTGATACAGCAGCTCTAACTGCAACTACTGCAGCTTAATAATAATTAGATAAATAATAGGTAGAAACTGAGGTTTTGTAAATCCTATTAATATCTTTTTTTAATATGTGTGATTGCAACAAAAAAATTGTAGATTTATCACACTTAAAAATTTATACAATTATGGCAACATACAAAGCAAAATTATCTTCTGGCACAACTTACAAAGGAGATTTTAGTATTTCTTGGGCAAAAGCTACACAAGAAGAATTGGCTTATGCTTATGAAGAAGCAGGTTTAAGTAATTTAATAGAAAAACTAACAAAAACAAAAGATGAGTCAGAAAAAACAAGCAAGAAAAAGTCAAGTAAGAAAGCAGACTCAACAAAAGAGTAATACTTTTGAGTTTGGTGTTTTTGATTTAGCAGTACCACAAAGTGTAGAAGAACCACAAGA